GGCACTTTTCAACAAGAGGCACTTTTTCCGGAGGGGCTATTTTTTTTGGAGGGCCAGAAAATGACAGGCAAGGAATTTTTAAGCGAATACGGAAAACTGAAGTCCTGTATTCGCAGCAAAAAAGATCAGCTCATAGAGCTGCAGGACTCGATGACAAGCCTGAAGGCAATCAGGTATGACAAGGACAGAGTGCAGAGCTCTCCGTCCAGAGACCCGATGCTCGACGGCATGATAAAAATCAAGGAGAAAAGCAACAGCATCGCAAGGGATATCACAAGGCTCACAGACATGGGCGACGATATCATCAACCGCCTCAACAGGATGAGGAGCCCGGCGCTCATGGATCTGCTGACGCGCAGGTACATCAGGGGCGAGAGCTTCGAGGAGATCGCGGTCGGCATGGGCTACAGCTACAAGACCACGCTCAACTATCACGGCGATGCCCTGCTCGAGTTTGAAGACGTGAACAAAGATATCAAACTGATGGAAAAATATGGAAGTTTCGGGAATAGCAATGTGATATAGTGATAGTAGTCAGGTCTGGGATGAGGGACAGAGCTCCTGATCCCGCTGAGGCGGGAGGTAACTCCCGCAATCGCATAGTCAGCGTCGATCGCGCAAGTGGTCGGCGCTTTTATTATGCCCGAAGCAAAAGAGTGGAATTTTCTGAAAAAGCAGAAATAACATTGCTATTGTGTCCGCGTCACGCTCAATTCAAGGTACTGTGACGCGGAAAGAAAGCGCCGCGGATCGCGCGAGCCCAAACGATCCCTATTTTTTGAGCCTGTTTTCGGTCGTTTTGTTAGGAGGAAGCCTATGGCAGAGAAGGATCCGACGATCAATGTCGCCAAAAACAACCTGATCTCGACCAGAGGTCTCGCGACTCTGCTCGGACTGTCGCCGGAACGGATCCGGCAGATGGAAGACGAAGGATCGCTCGACTCTCAGATGGTCGGGAAGAACAAATACTACCCGCTGAAGGAGTCGATCCGGACTTATATCGAGTTCCTGAAGAATTCGAAGAGCTCGGCAGGCGGATCCGATGAGCAGAGGAAGACAAAAGCGGATGCCGACTGGAAGGAAGCCAAGGCTGACATCGAACGCATGAAGCGCGATGAGCTGCAGGGCATGCTTCACTCGGCGGAAGATGTCGAGGCGGTCATGACCGACCTGGCACTTGAGATCCGGTCCGCTCTCCTGGCGCTGCCGGGACGGCTGTCGAAGGACATCGCGGCCGAGAGCTCGCCGACCGAATGCAGCAAGATGATCAAGACAGAGGTGTCGCAGATCCTCGACACGCTGGCGAGATACAAATATGATCCGGAGGTATACAAGCAGAGAATAAGAGAGAGGCAAGGGTGGTCTAATATTGACACAGAAGAAGACGAAGAGGACGAAGAAGACAGCTCAGAAAGCTGATCAGCTCCGGCAGCAGGCTCTCGCATCTCTCAATCGAACCGTCAAAAAGGCCGTCGCGAACTTCAAAGCGCCGGAAGATCTCTCCGTGATGGAGTGGTCCGACAAGTATCGTCAGCTCTCTCCGGAGAATTCCGCCGAGCCGGGACGCTGGAGAACATCCAGGACTCCCTATCTCGAGGAGCCGATGGACGCTTTTACGGATCCGAAAGTGCACACGATCGTCGTTGTGGCATCATCCCAGGTCGGAAAGACTGAGATGGAGCTCAACATGCTGGGCTATGAGATCGACATCGATCCCGGCCCTGCAATGTGGGTCACGCCTACGGCCGAAAACGCCGAGGACTTCTCCAAACGACGGATCGCGCCGATGATCCGGGACACAAAGCCTCTTCGGAAAAAAGTTTCCGGATCCGCTGCCGGCAGGAAGGCATCCAACGCCATCCTGAAGAAAAAATATCCCGGCGGCATGCTGACGCTCACCGGATCCAGCAGCCCGGCGAACCTCGCGTCCGTCCCGGCGCGGTATGTGTTCGGCGATGAGATCGACCGCTGGGCGACTGACGCCGGCGGTGAGGGTGATCCGTGGTCCCTGCTGGAAGCCCGGACCGCGACCTTCTACAACCGGAAGATGGTCATGGTCTCCACGCCGACCGTCAAGGGCCGGTCGCGGATCGCGAAAGCCTTCGACACAGGCACGCGGGAATACTGGTGTGTACAGTGCCCGCACTGCGGCGAGTGGGTGTTCGTGGAGTTTGACAACATAAGATTCAAGCATGAAAAGATCCAGGTCGAAACAGGCGGCGACGTGCAGTACAGAGTGCACGACGTCGTTTTTTGTTGCCCGCAGTGCGGCTGTATCTCCGATGAGCAGACGATCAAGCACGCGCCGCATGAATGGGTGGCCGAGAATCCGGATGCCTACCAGAACGGCGTCCGGTCGTTCTGGATCAACGCCTTCTCATCTCCCTGGATGAGCTGGGAGCACATCATTCTGCGCTTCCTGGAGGCATCCGGGAACGGCGATCCGCAGAAGCTGCAGACCGTTTTCAACACACTGCTCGGCAAGCTGTGGGAGGACCGCGGCGATCTGGCCACCGATGACGAGATGATCGAGCGCCGTGAGCACTACGGCGCGGAGCTTCCGGACGGTGTCCTGGCGCTCACGATGGGTGTTGATACACAGGACAACCGCCTGGAGTATGAAGTGGTCGGCTATGGCCGATTCAATGAGACATGGGGCATCCAGAAGGGCGTGATCATGGGATCGCCTGGTGTCCCGGATCTGCCGGGAAAGCAGTCCGTGTGGACGAGGCTCGACCGCCTGATCGACAAGGACTGGACTTTTGCAAATGGCAAGAGCCTCCGGATCTCCGTCACCTTTGTGGACTCCGGCGGTCATTACACGCAGGACGTCTATGAGCAGTGTGCGAGACGACTGAACAAGCGCGTGTTCGCGATCAAAGGAAAAGGCGGTGAGGGCATTCCGTTCACGAAAGCGCCGACGAAAGTCGATATCGTGAGGGAAGGCAGGGCCGTCGGCAAGGCGTGGCTCTACACGATCGGCGTCGATGCCGGCAAGGAGCGGATCATGAAGGCACTGAAGATCGGCGATCCCGGTCCGGGATATTGTCATTTTCCGGATAACGCGGGCCGGTCCTACGACGGTGCCTTTTTCAACGGTCTGCTTTCCGAGAAGCTGACGCTGAAGGGCACGCGGTGGACCTGGGAGAAGATCCCGGGACATCAGAGAAACGAGCCGCTCGACTGCCGGAACTATGCGAACGCTGCCGAGCAGCTGCTGAACCCGAATTTTGACAGGATTGAAAACGAGCTCCGGAACGAGGGCACGGAAACCGAAGCACCTCGCCCGACTCGCAGAAAAATCATAAAGAAACAGCAGAAAAGGAGGGACTATTTTGACAACTATTGAGCGAAAAAAGGCCCGCCTCGAACTGTACTATGCAGCCGAGGAGGCGATCCTCTCCGGCGCACAGAGTTATCAAATCGGATCCCGGACGCTCACGAGGGCGAATCTCGGGACGATCGAGACCATGATCAAGAAGCTCGAGGCCGAGGTCGGAGTGCTGGAAGACGGCAAGAAGCCGCGCAAGGCTTTCGGCGTGACGCCGAGGGACATCTGAGGAGGGGCGCATGTCGAAGAAAAAGAAGAAAAAGAACAAGACTGCGCTGTCCTCCAAGAAGCTCGGGCGCGTGATCGACCGCGGCTACAGTTCGGAAGGCGCGAGCACACACAAGCGGGCGCTCAAAGGTTTCAAGGCGGACTCAGGCAGCCCGATCGAAGATATTGATTTTAATAACCGGACACTCCGGCAGCGGGCGCGGATCCTCTATATGGGCGCACCGATCGCGACCAGCGCGATCAAGACGAACCGGACCAACGTGGTCGGCACCGGTCTCCGACTGAACCCGAAGATCAACGAGGAAGTGCTTGGCATTTCTCCGGAAGACGCGGAGGCCTGGGAGAAAAACGTCAAGGCCGAGTTCGCACTGTGGGCAGATACAAAAGACAGCTGCGACGCTACGGGAATCAATAACTTCTACGGCCTGCAGCAGCTGGCGCTCCTCTCGTGGCTGTCTTCTGGTGACGTTTTTGCGACGCTCACCTTTGAGAAGACGACGCCGATGCAGCCCTACGGACTGCGGATCCACCTGATCGAGGCGGACCGGATCGGAACGCCGGGTGCTGCGGTGTCTCAGGCGCTCATGTACACCGAAGGAACCGCCGAGAACGGGAACCGGATCCACGACGGCGTGGAGGTGGATGCCTCCGGCCGGGTGGTCGCCTACTACGTCCGGAACACTTATCCGTTCCAGGCGACGACAGACATCACGCACTGGCAGCGGGTCGAGGCATACGGCGCAAGGACCGGCCTTCCGAACATCATCCATGTGATGAACTCAGAACGGCCGGATCAGTACCGTGGCGTCACGATGTTGGCGCCGGTGATCGAGCAGCTGCAGCAGTTGAAGAGATACACAAACAGCGAGCTGATGTCTGCCCTGGTCGAATCGTTCTTCACAGCGTTCATCAAGACGACGGAGGATGCCTCTGAGAATCCGTTCAATGAGGCACTGCCGACGGACGACGAGCCGCGCGAACGGTACGATCCGAACGAGTACCTGATGGGACCGGGCCAGATCAACGTGATGAACCCGGGCGAGGATGTCGCTTTTGCGGATCCGAAGCGTCCGGCGAGTGGTTTCCAGGGCTTCGTGAACGCGATCGCCAAGCAGATCGGTGCCGCGCTCGAGATCCCCGCGGATCTCCTGCTGAAGGAGTTTAACTCGAGTTATTCGGCGAGCCGTGCGGCACTGCTCGAAGCCTGGAAGTCCTTCAGGATGTACCGGGCGTGGTTCACCGATGATTTTTGTAAACCGATATACAAGGCCTGGCTGTACGAAGCAGTTGCCAGGGGCCGCGTCGAGGCTCCTGGCTTTTTTACTGATCCGAAAGTGCAGGCCGCATGGCTCGGCGCGGATTGGATCGGACCGTCTCAGGGACAGCTGGATCCGGAGAAGGAAATGAACGCCGAGATCATGGCAATACAGAACGGCTTCTCGACATACGAGGACTCGACGGCGCGGCTTAACGGCGGCGACTGGCAGGCCAACATGTCGAAGCTGGAACGAGAAAAGGAGCGAATGGATGAATTACAAAGACAGACTGCGCAACAGCCTTCCGGGCCGGTTCCTCCCGGCGACGGGGCAGCGTAAACCATACGTCATCAATGACCTGGGCGCCGGAGCCTATGAGATCCAGATGTACGGCGAGGTCGTCGAAGAGCGACCGACAGACTGGTGGACTGATGAGCCGGTCGAGGGCATGTACATCGTTCTCTCTGAATTCCTGGATGACCTCGATCGGATGAGCAACGCATCCTCCGTCACAGTCCGGATCAACTCTCCGGGCGGCGATCTGGAGGCCGGCGTGGCCATTTACAACAGATTGAAGGACATGCCAAATGTGACGACCATCGTGGACGGCCTGGCGGCCTCTGCAGCGTCTCTGATCATGCAGGCGGGCAAGACCAGGAAGGTCTACCAGAACAGCCAGGTGATGGTGCACAGCGCCTCTGTGCTGCTCTTCGACTATTACAATCTGGCGGATCTGCAGGACGCCGAGAAGCGTCTCAAGGCTGCCAATGATCAGGTGATCAACACCTACACGGAGAGGACCGGAAGGGACAGCGTAAAGGTGCGCCACATGGTTGAGGGCACGACCTGGATGACTGGTCAGGACATCATCGACGAGGGCTTTGCTGATGAGCTGATCCAGCAGCAGCTCCCGATGGCCATGAGCGTCGACAGGCGTTTTGTGATCAGCAATGGAATGCGTATAGACTCCAGGGCTTTCGGCAAAGCCCTGCCGACTATAAAAGAAACTGCAAACGCCGGGGTACCGGCAAAATCTACTAGCAAGGAGGTCAAGAAGAATATGACACTTGACGAACTGAAGGAGAAAGAGCCGGGCCTCGTTAAAGACATCGAGGACGCGGCGAAGGCTTCGGTGGACACTGATTCCATCGCAGCACAGGCACGTGCTGAAGAGCGCACAAGAATTCAGGAGATCGAGTCCATCGAGGCGTCTATCGCTGACAAGGATCTCGTCAATTCCGCAAAATTCGGCGAGAAGCCGATGGGCGCCCGCGATCTGGCTTTTGTGGCTATGCAGCAGCAGGCAAAGATCGGGAACAGAGTCCTGGGCGCTATGCTGGACGACTCCAAGCAGTCCGGCGCTGAGGAAGTAAAGCCCGAACCAGTTGACGGTGTGGAAGGAGCAGCCGACGCCAAAGCACAGAAGGCCGCTAAGGACCAGGAAGATATCAAAGCCGCTGCCGCAGCGCTCGGCTTCGGAAAGGAGACAAAATAATGGCACTTGTACAGAACGTCGATTTTGACAACCTCGTGATCAAGGGTGCTGAGCATGTCGGCACTCTTACCCTCGCCGCTGAGCAGGGCGAACTGAAAAAGGGCACGATCGTGACCGCTGCCGGCAAGAAGGCCGTGACCGGTGATACACCTTACGGCATCCTTGCCGATGACGTGGACGCGACCAAGGCCGTCGTCGCTGAGGTTTACCTGGACGGAACCTATGCGCGTGAAACTGTAGAAGCCGCGACCGGCTTTAAGCTGGCGGCAGCTGATATCGCTGCTCTGCGTGATGCGAACATCTACGTTGAGCACGCTATTGCATAAAGGAGGCAAGAAATGGATTTTACTAATACACTCACTCTCCTGGCTGCTATCGAAGAGGTACCGAAGGAGGCAACTTTCCTCCGCGACAGATACTTCCCGA